GAGAGAGTCCATGACACAATGCTACAAGCCTTTCTCATTGATCCATTCGGTGAACTGTCGCTCAAGCCCCTTGCGGAAAAGCTTCTTGGTGAACCACCTGTTGAACAAGAGGCAGTACGAGACTGGCTCGTTGGACATGGCGTATGTCGCTCTAATGACAAGTCATGGGGTGCTCACATCAGTAAGGCGCCCGGTGATCTTGTCGGCACCTATGCGATCGGCGACGTAAGAAAGACTATGAAGCTCTACAAGTACTTTAAAGCAGAGATTGAACGGAGAAGCAGCCCTCCGCTAGACCGTGAAATTAAGCACTCTGGAGTACTTCTTCCAACTGCATCAGGTGAATGGTGGGCTAACGGCTCGGTGCCTGACACAACTAACGACGGATGGGCTAAATCGTGAAGCGAGCATACACAAACGAGATGAAGCTCATGCCGCATATTATGGGCATGGAACAACGTGGAGTAAACCTTGATATAGGTAACCTAGCAAAAGATGTTGATTACTACTTTGCCAAGCTCGAGGAACTAGATGAGCAAATCTGCGAAAGAGTTGGAAAGACAGTTGACGTCGACTCGAACGCATCGCTCGCAGATGCGATCGAGGCAGCGGGCCTTAGCAAAGGATTTGCTACTACACCCACAGGAAAGCGAAGTACCGCAAAGGATTCACTTATCGGAGCAATCGCGGACCCTCAGCTTCTTGGACGACTGCTGGTACGAGGTTCAATTGCAACATGTCTCCGCACTTTCATGCACCCATGGTTACTCCAGGCCCAAAGTCACGGGCGACTTTTCATCAAGTGGAATCAGATTCGGAATTACACAGACACCGGGGCTCGTACAGGACGCTTATCTTCCTCCCCCAACCTACAAAACGTGCCTGTTGTGTGGGAGGGTTTACTTGCGCAACTCAATCGAGTAGGCTACGAACTTGAGTTCCCTCTTCCTGCAGTTCGTAAGTACCTAGTTCCACGTGATGGCTACGTCTTCATTGCACGAGATTACTCGGCGCAAGAAATGAAACTTCTTGCACACTTTACAGAAGGAGGACTTCTTGAATCCCTCAAAGCCGACCCAGGAAAAGACATTCACCTCATCGCCGCAGACATTGCAGGAATCTCAAGAAAAGTTGCAAAGACACTTGGATTCGCTGTACTTTATGGTGCTGGAGTGGGACGCATCGCTGAATCGCTTAGTATCTCAGTTGGAGAGGCAACTAGCATCAAAAGAAAATACCTCGGAGCTCTCCCAGAAATTAAGCAATTTCAAGACAAGCTTACAAAAGCAGGAAGAACTGGTGGATTTGTTGAAACACTTGGGGGCCGTCAGTACTATGTTCAAACACCGGCAGTAGTTAATGGCGTGTTCAAAACATTCGAGTACAAGCTTACAAACTACATGATTCAGGGGTCTGCGGCAGACCAGACTAAAGAAGCCATGTTTAGGTTCTGCGAACAAGATACGGGTAATTTAGTATTGTCGGTACATGACCAGCTTGTAGTTGAAGTTCCTCGAGATGAGCTTGAACAAGGTCGTAGAGCTCTTGCTTATGCCGTTAACGGGGCATATCAAGATATTCTCAAATATGATGTCCGGTCTGATGAGTCAATTGGTAATAACTTTGCGGAGCTGAAATGACGCCAGGCATAGACATGATTATGGGCTTCAGAGCTTCTGAAGTCTATGGGCTTCTTACTTCATTAGGCAAACTCAATTTGACGCCTGAACAAGCCGCTAGTATTCTTGAAGGTAACGGGCAAGCTGTGATACATGATCTTACAGCCAAGCTAGGCCAGTCACTAGGTACTATTTCCCGCATCAAACATGCGCTTACTTTGGGAGGTTTCAAATGAGTACTCGAGAAATCGTACTCGATCTGAACGAGACAGGCTTCTTGTGCAACATGATGATGCAAGCTTTCATACAGCATAATCCTGCTGGCGCAGCAACAGGTGACATCACAGTACCAGAGTGGCTGGGTAAATTGTACAAAAAGATTGCTATTGCTAATGACGAGATGATGGCTGAGCCTCGCTCGTTTGATGATACTCCGCATTTGATTCTTCCTAACTGAAAGCGTATATGAAAAAGCAGTTCACAGATCCTTGGGGTTTCAGTAAGCTCGACGTTTATCGTGCTTGCCCGCAGAAGTTTGAATTCCAGTTCATTCAAAAACTACCGCAACCAAGCTCTGATGCAATGGCTCGTGGTAGTCAAATGCATGAAGACATTGAGCATTACCTTAACGGCTGGTCGACAACGCTAAGTCCTGCAGTAGCTTCCTGGAAAGAAGCCTTTGATGCTCTCAAAACCAAAGACTTTAAGGGGGAGCAAGCTATTGGTATTGACAAAGACTGGAATAAGCTTCCTGACTGGTTTAGCAAGCTGACCTGGCTCCGTGTTAAGATGGATGCATACTACATTGACGGGGACACCATGACCGTCATTGATTTCAAATCAGGTAAGTATCGTCTCCCCTCCGCAGACCAGATTGAGTTGTACGCAGTTGCCGGCTTGTCTATTGCCCCGCAGATCAAAATAGTTAGCGCGGAGTTCTGGTTCCTGGATACAGATGATGTGTATTCCAAAGTCTATACAGCTGAGCAACTGCTTGTGCTTCGTAAGGAGTATGAGCGTGAATGTCAGCCCATGTACACCGACAGCACCTGGACGCCTACACCGTCGAGGGAATGTCGTTGGTGCTCGTATTCAAAGACGAAGGGCGGGAAATGTCAATACTAGAGAGCACGCTTGAGGGCTGGTGTCGTACGCAAGCTACATCGTACAAGTGCAAGCTACTTAAGATTCAAGGTACCCGAGGCTGGCCCGATCGGTTACTTATAGCTCCGAATGGTAGGGCTATGTTCATAGAGTTCAAACGTGCTGGAGAGCAATTGCGCCCACTCCAGCTGGAGATACAATGTCAACTACGGGAAATGAAACATCAAGCGGAGATGGTGGACAACAAAGAGCAGTTTCTGATGCTCTTGCGGGGTTTGCTGCAAAGCCTTGGGTCCCTCACAAATATCAGTCCCGCGGAATTGACTGGCTGCTCAGACCTGCAGCTGCCCTCTTCCTACCCCCTGGACTCGGGAAATCAAGCATCGTTCTAGCTGCTATCTGTAAACTGAAGGAGATGGGCTTCAAGCATAGAACGTTGCTCCTAGCCCCTCTAATGGTATGTCGCACTACCTGGGCATCCGAACCAGCTAAATGGAAGCAATTCCAGGATTTGAAAATTGGCTTAGCACACGGGCCTGATAAGAAGCTCATACTTCTTGATCCATACTATGACATTGTAGTGATGAACTATGATGGCTTAGACTGGGCTGTGCCTATGCTAAAAGAAGGTCATAACTTCGAGGTGCTAGCATGCGACGAGATACCCCGGCTGAAGAACACCAATTCCAAGCGGTACAAGCTGATCAAACCTATACTACCGTCTTTCAAATTCCGGTGGGGACTTACGGGTACTCCCACGGCCAATGGGCTGATGGATCTATTTGGACAAGTATACGTGATGGATTTGGGCGCACGCTTGGGGCGCTTCATTACGCACTTCCGACTAAAGTACTTCCACCAACTCCCACATGACCAGTACCGGTACTATATCACTAGTTCAAAGAGCCAAGATCTAATAGCCAGTCTCAAAGATCTAGCAATGTACGTGGAGCCTGAAGAATGGCTTGACCTTCCTGATTTCATCATTGTTCAGCTTGATGTAGTACTTGAAACAGAGATACGCAAGCAATACAATTTTCTTGAAGATGAGTTTATGCTTCAAGTAAAAGAAGGAGTAGTGACTGCTGCTAATGCTGGAGTACTCACAAGTAAGCTTCGTCAGTTTACAGGTGGCGCCCTTTATGTTAACCCACCAGTTTACACAGAAGTAGGAACTGCAAAGCTTGACAGGCTGGACGATCTTATAGAGGAAATGGCGGGAGAGCCGCTAATGGTAGCATACCAGTTCGATCACGAACGCGAGAGGATCCTCAAGCGGCATCCTACGGCCCTTGCTCTGAAGGGTGGCATGTCAGCTACTAAGGTTTCTCAAGTTGTAGAAGCCTGGAATTCAGGCAATGCAAGTATTTTGCTTGTTCAACCACAGAC